CTATGCCGCCGATTTCAGTAGCCGTCATTTCTTCATTCCCTGAAACATTGCCACGATGGCGTGAAAGATTGCCGCAAGTGTTGATTCTGGTTCCGTTTGATCAGGCACGATGTGCATATCCGCCGTTACTGGCGTCATGAACAGTTGACGTTCAGCCTCACGGCGGCGCACCAATCCTTTGGAAACAACACCGCCAGCCTTGTTCCACATTTGGAACGCGGCGGCTGCTTTTTCAAAGTTGCCAGCATTCAGTTCGCGCAGGACTGTGCTTTTGGCAAAGGCTGTCGGGCCGATGTTGTAGGATAGGCAGATGGCTGCCCCACGTTGGTTTTGGTTGACTTTTTCCGTGATCAGCGCGTCAACTGTGGCTGCAAACTTATCGACGCCCATCCTCAACAAATCTTCGGCCCGATCCTGCGTGATGGTCATGCCTTTAGCTGGCACTATGCCAACATCAGCCATAGCGGTTGTGCCATAGCCGATTGTCCACACACCAACGATGTCTTGATATGCCGTCAGCTTGCAGCCTTCGAACTGCTTGATTAAATCCAGTGTGGCTTTGTTGACGCTCATTTTAGCATCGCCATTTGGATTTCGTCCAGCTTTTTTAGGACGTTAGCAAAGCCGTCCTTAATTTCCTTGAGTTCGCGGTCGTGGTTCTGTTTAGTCAGATTGTATTCCGACTTCATGACAGCAATTTCTGTCTCGTGGCCTTGACTCATCTTATAATGCATCCAAGCGAACGCAATGATCGGGACCACGGCAAACTGGAGAATCATCCGCCCTAGCTCAAGCATGGAAATATCCTGCTGCATGATCTTTATTCCGCCCCATCCGTCAAAGATTTGGTCAACATATTCACAAAGGCTTCACGGCCCACCTGTAGCTGATCTAGGTTGAATTTCGCAGAACTGATCTTGCGATCCAGATCAGCTATGTGACTGATTATGATCTTCTGCTCGTCGGTCAGTTGATCTTCGCTGTAGTCTGTGCCGTTGATCGTGATGATCTGTGTTTTTTTCTCGCTCATCGTGATCTCCTTTCAAGGGTTATAGGTTAGCTGCGGTTAGACGGGCTTCTAGTGCGGTGATGATTGCTTGCTGCTCTTGGACGGCTTTTGTCAAAGCTGCAATCACAGCGCGGTCATAGAAGCCGTAGTAGCCATCGGTGCCCATAGGTGCGGCAGACGGGATGATGTCTTTAGCTTCATCAGCGAAGAAGCCAAGTTCAACCGCAGCATCATCGCCACGATTTTCAATATCATCTAGCCATTTGTAAGCTACAGGACGAAGTTGCATAATCTCAGCAAGACCAGCGATAGATGCAGTTGGCACTTCTTGCTTTAGGCGGCTGTCAGATGCTGCGGATAGAACACCTGTAGCGCTTGCGTTTACTGCGCGTGAACCTGCTCCTGCAAGGTTTGCAATGGTGACAACACCACTAGTGCCAATAGACATACGTTCAGTGCCGCTTGTGCTGATAGACACAGTATCTGATGCGATTGATCCAATGCCAGTGTATGTGTTGGCGGCAGTTTCGGTTGTTAAAAAGCGAATGCCGCCATACATGGCTAACCTTGTGCCTAGTCCGGGTGTATAGCCACCAATGGACACATTGCCAGAGGAGTCGATACGCATACGTTCTGTTGAAGCTGTGCCAAAAGCAAGCTGTGATGCTGACGGAGAATATACTGAGGCGCTAACAGCAGGAGTGGCAGCAGTGGCTGAAAAGTTTAAGGCCCCTTCAATGGATAATTTTGTAGTGGGCGAAGTCGTGCCGATCCCCACGTTGCCCGCCGTAAACGAAGGCGAACCAGTTGACTGATTGATAACCATAATACTTAGCCACGCGCTGTTAGCTTCATTGCGAAGCCAAAGCGTGTCTGTGTCAGTCTCATACCAAAGCTGGTTGGCATAAGTTGTAGCAGGGGCTGCGGTTCCAGATGACAGCGATGCAAGTGCTTGCAAGGCATTGTTTAGATCAGTTCGAAAACCAGCAAAGCCTTGGTTGGCGATGTCGAAATCATGTTGGCTCATGTCAGTCCCTTACCATAGCCTTTCGCAACATAATCAAATGTCGCTGGGTTGGTGCTTACCGATGCGCCCGTATAGGTCGTTATCGTAAAGCCTGTTCTGCTCTTACCAGAAATAGCATACCGATCACCATTTGCCAACGATGTTGCGATGCCGATGGCTGGGGTGACCTTAAAGGCCGCTGGGAATGTAACAGGGTAAGTCCCTGTATAGGTGATGTCGCTGGCACTTTCCACGCGGTCAGGCATATCAACGATGGCCCTCAGAATGCGAACAGCGGGGGCGGTTGTTGCCCCAGCAAAAGTTCCGCCAGCGGCTTCGCTTTTCAAGACTGCACGGAACTTAATCGCACGGGCTGCAATATCGCCAACGATGAAGTTACGCCACGCAGACCACGTTGGTGATCCAGCAGGATCGTCATCCGTATAAGCCATCTGCGTGATGACAGACACGCTATCAAACTGGCTTGGATCACCATCAAAATTTCCAGACCGCGCATCAAAGTTTCCACCAGCATCGTCAAACGTGTTCACATAATCTAGGAAATCAACATCAATATCCGTCTTAACGCGGCTTACATATTTCGCACCAAGATCAACATAGTTGTCAAAGTAGTAGATGCCCGATGTGGCAACAGACCCGCCACCGCCATCGAACAGGCCCAAGGCATCGTCAAAATTGCCAAGATAGCTATCAAACAGCGTGACTGTATTAAGCGTGATATACGGGCCGTAATCATCGCTTGTCAGAACGACAGATGATTTTGTCCCTGTAAACGATGGGTCTTGCTGTCTGGTTTCCACCACGTTTAGCGCGTCAATATCCGAAACATTCGTGACAACAACAATGCTGGTGGAGTTGGCGCTTAGGTTGCCAAGTTTGTCCACAGCCTTGATGAAATACGTTCCCGTCTTTGCTGGAATGACAACGCTGTTGGCAGGGCGGGAAACCTTTTCCACAACGTCAACTGCGTTTTGATAAGATGCACCTGATATAGCCCGCGCATATCTGATTTTGTAATGCGAAAGATCAAGGTCAGGCGATGGTGTCCATGTCAGGTGCAGAGTATTCCCGACCACGTTGGCAGAGAAATCTTCAACATCCTGCGGCAACGCGGCAAACAACGTGATGTAGAAGTTAGAAATTGTTGTCCAATCACCACGGATGCCGATGGCATTGATGGCCCTAGCGCGAACATCAAACGCACCATCAGTGACACCAACGGCTTCAAAGTCGTTTGATGTTGATCTGCCCAGCGACTTCCATGCTGTCGCGCCATATTGACGATACTGAACTTCAAACTGATCAGCCTGATCAGAATTTGTTGTAACTGATACAAGCAGCGCACCAACGACCTGTTGGTTGACCAGACGCAATTCACTAGTGAGACTTACGCCGACATTGCCAACGTCATAGTAGGCGGGAAGGTTGGAATTGTTATCAACAATTTCCTGTTCTTCAGCATCCCAAGCAAAGGCTTCTTCGCTGGTTTCGCGCAGTATCAATGAAACGCGGATACCGCCTTCTTCCGATATGACAAGTTTCCATGATTTGACCTCAAATTCTTTATTGGTCCAACCATAATCTGCAATGGTCAGATCAACGATGTCGCCCACTTCAACGCCAAGCGCAGACAGGCCAAAGTCGGCAGAAATTGTCATCTGTTCGCGTGAACGGAACAAAGCCTGTTTGGCAATACGCTGCGCCCTTGCGCCGTTTGTGACCATCATCAACGGAAGGTCCATCGCATTTTCAATGCTGTTGTCTTCCGTGTCCAGAAAATATGCGCTGGTCACTGGCGGATAATCAGCTTCGACCCAGCCAGCGGATGAGTTTATGAATGTGCCAATGACGCTGTTGAAGTTGTCGCGGCGAGACATCTTTGTTGGCAGCGTGATAGCACTGCGTAAATCATCAAGCGTAAAAGATTTAACTGGCGCTTCATAGACGCCAACCCGCAGCTTCCACTCGCCGCCCGAATAGTAAAGCGCACCATTGCAGGACTGCATCATATCTGCCAGTGCAGAACCTGTGGTTGAATCCGCCCTTACAACACCATTGATTGTGTATCTGTCTTGTGTGCCGCCGCTTGCAATCGGGATGTTGTCATCGCAGTCATTGGCAGCGGCTGAAAAGAACGTAT